TAAAAAATAATAAAGCAATATAAAAATAATAAAAAATAACTTTGATATATCAATATATATACCGAAATTATGTTGTTAGTTGACAAAAACAAAATAAGGAATAAAAAAATGACTACAATTAATAATGATGATTTCACAATTAAAGCAGTAGAAGAAGCAACAGCAGAAAAAGAATGGAAAGAGATAAAAGAACTTCATGGAGCAGTAACAACGCTACAAAGAAACGCAGATGCACAAAAGCAGTTAATAAACTCTGTTAATGATAAAAATCAAACATTACAGAACAAATTAACATTTGTAAACGATGCTAATGTTACAATAATGTTTCCAAATCACTTGATTGAATCAATAATAAATAAGCAAATTGAAAAGGTTAATAATAAATTAATGGATTCAGTTAATGAAGTAAACGAGGTTATTGAGAAGTTATATCAAGATGATATCCAAGAAGCTCTAAAAGATGTAGGAAGAATAAACGATTTAAAAAATAGAGTTTGCGATGTCGAAGACACTATTAATAATAATAACCTTGACGACTTAGAATATGAGATTGAATGCTATGTTAGAAATGAGTTTGATAATTGTTATTATGTTGAGCGTGATGATGTTGAAAGCATGATTGACGATAGTTTATGCGACTATGTCGAGCGTAGCGACTTAGAATATGATTTAAAAATATATGGGCGAGAAATAAACGAATTAAAAGCACGCCTAGATAATACATTATATAATAAAGTATGTAGATTATTTAAGAGTATATTCAGTTATAACTTATCTAATAAAGTTAGGTCAATATTTAAGCGTAATAAAAATAAAGCAGTAATTGAAACTAAATGGTCTTCATCTTTCAAGGAAAGAATAGCTAATAGAATGAAAGCTAGTAAGAAATAAGTCTTGTCTGACTAACACACACGCACCCACATAAGCCCACCAAATAAGCGCCTCATCATATTAGATGGGGCGTTTTCTTTTAATAAAATTATACAAACTTTAACTTAATATTATAATAGTTGGAAATTCAACCTAATTGTAACCCCACAGGGGGCATTTCGCAACTAGTGTGTGTATAAAAAAGAGGCACACACATTCTAATGCTATTTTTTAACTTTTTATAACTTTAATTTTAACTTTATTTTGGTAAGCTTTTTAGGTTCTTATTTACCTATTTTTTTCATTGCATCTTTATGTGACTCTGTAAATGTTTTTCCTTTTTTCATTGCATTTACCATTGCCTTTAAATGATTTCCAGTATGATGTACTGAATGTCTTTTCATTGCGTTTTGTTGTTTTTTAGTTAAATCTTTTAAATCTATTCCCTTAACTTTCATATTAATCTCCTATATATTATTATTCTTGCTCTTTTGGTGAATGTTGTTGAAAGGATAGAGAGATATTACCCCTGTACAATCAAGTCAGAGTCTCTGAATCCTTTACAACTTGCTCTTTCGGAGCCATGCTGCCTTTGGATATATTTATAGCAAATAAACCATAAATACGGACAATCATCAGTTTCGGGTTATTTCCCTAGAATCGTCCTCAATTGCCTTAGAGTTGGACTGTAGCTTAGATTCACCCCTTATTGTGGCTACTTTTTTCAACATAAACGCAACAAGTATCAAACCAAACCATTTATGCGAGGGTTAATTTAGTCTAAATTTTTTTAAAAACAAAATTATGGTTATATTATTGAATGGATAAACAGAGTAAAAAAAGCTTTGAAACATTTTTAGAGTCTTTATCAGATATTGACTACATTACTCCTGAAAGTAAAGGGGAGGCTAAAAGGTATGATAAAAATATATTAGATAGTTTATTAACAGATATTTGGTCAACATATGGTAAGCCTTATATAAAAGAAATAAAAGAAAAAGATATTGGAACAGTTGGGATGTATCGTGCTGTTAAAGATAAAGTTGGCGAGGCTATTCCAGATACTGTCTATATTCCTCAGTATATATCAGGAGATATAGCTGGAACAACTAAACTTGAAAGCTTTGTAGAGGAAATGGGTCATGCTATGCAATATAACCCATCTTCTATAAATATAAATGACGCAAGAGAGGTAAGGAAACGCAACAAAATGATAGATAGCCTGCAAACTAAAGCATTTCATGAAAAATTAAAATTTGGAAAACAAAGATATGGAGACGATTTTGGAGATTATAAAGTATATCCGTATTATGATAAAGAAGAAGATATGCATTCTTCTAGAACATATACTCCTTCTATAGACGATAAATATAGAGAGTTTACTCAAGAATTTGAAGCACATCAATTACTTTCACCTGTGCTTTGGAAGCTTTTAAAGCAAGCAGAGTTAAATTATTAAATGGATTACAAAAAAGCCAAAGGCGTAAATTTTTTTAAAAACAAAATTCATTGTATATTATGCACATGGCACAAAATGATAATTTAGATATCAAACAAATGCAAGACCAATGGTCTGCATATAAAGATTACAATATTGATGATATTGATGCTATGCTTAGGTTTGTTACAGGTCAGGGGGCAGGTCCATTAGAACAAATATCTCGGGGCGAGATACCAGAAGACTATAAAAGACAGGATTGGAGCGGCAATCCAGTATTATCTCAAGAACAGATAGAAATGGCGGCTAGTAGGGGAGAGGCTGAATTACAAGAAGGTCAAAATCTTATAGATATTTTTAATAGATTAGATTATTTAGATTATGAGTCAGCGCCCCCCGAGTATGATATGAAGGCTATTGATGCACAAACAAAAAGCTTTGTTGACTCACTAATAGGGACTGAAAAGGGCAAAGAATATGAAAAATTATCAAATTGGTATGAAAAAGATGCTCTTAATGAGCTTGGGGAAGATAAATGGATTGCATTACATGATAATGAACTAGCTTCTACATCTGCAGGGAAAAAATATAAAAAATTGCAATCCTTAGAAGAGTCTTTACACAAACAAATAAATGAACAAGTTTTAAATATAGATTTAGATGAATATTCGCTTAAAGCACCTTCTCAAGAAGCTTACACTAGTAATAAAAATGTACTAGCAAGGGATTATGCAGTTGAGCTAATTAATGCGTTGTATAATGCTACTAGAGCTCAAGGGGTTAGTCTTCAGGAATTTGGGGTAGCCGATTATATCGATAAACTTGCTTCTATGGGAGGACAATCAGAATTTGACTATTATAAAACTTTATTTGACTTTCCAGATATATACAGGCATGGGTTAACTACTCCTCCTGGAAGAAGAATTGATTTAGAGTTAGATTATAAAACAGGTAGCCCTAAATTACTTAAATAAAAAACATGGATTTTAAAAAAGTTAAAGGAGTTAATCATTATTTATATGATTCTATCCAAGAATTTAGGGTTCATCACCCCAATGCATCATTAAACGAGAACTGGCGCAAGGCAAAAGAAGGCGAATGGGTCGTAACAGACGACCAAAATGTTTGCCAAATCCTCAAATGCTACGATTTAAAGATAAATATGTCCAAAAAAGTTACAAAATGCGTAAGAACCGTCTTAGGAACCTTTAGAATAGACAATATGAACGCCAAATTACTTGGTGAAGACGGAATTGCGGAGAATATATACACATTTTCAAGAACATATAAAGCATTCAAAGAATATAAAAAGTCAGGCTTAAAGCCAAAAGAGTTTGTATTCGCAAGATATGTGGCTGAGGGTATGGAAATTACACAGGCATACAAAAAAGTATTCAAGAAATCAAAGAGCAGTGAATATATTGCCAGCTCAGCCAAACAATTAATGAAAAAAGAAGAGGTTCAAACGATGGTTAAAGAAGAAATCAAAAAAGTGCTGCAAGAAGAAGGCATTACTCCTGACTGGATATTGGCAAAATATAAGGATATTGCCGAAGTTGCAGACAAAGATTCTGATAAATTGCGCTCATTGGAGTCATTATCTAAAATATCAGGATTATTTGACACAGAAACAAAGCAGGAACAGCTTACTGTGTGGTCTGGCTTTACTGATGAACAAATGGAGGCACTTAAAGATGGTAGCAAAACAGAGCTCATTGCGCACAAAGAAAAAGAAGCCTAAAGACCCTTGCCCTATATGCGATAAAGACCTTTACTTAAATTCTAATTTCACTCAAAGGATTGGTTTAATCGATAGTGATAGAGAAGTTACAGGCTGGATATGCCCCGAATGTTCCAGTGAATTTGATTTAAATGACAATATTGTGTATATTTACGGGGAGAATTCTATACAAGGAAAAGCATAGTGCCACACAAACCAGGACATTTAAAGCCATTTACAAATTTTTTGACTCAAGGTATGCAAAATACCAGTCAAAATATTGCTAATATAAATCAACCTCAATTTCAGCCTTTTTCAAATTCTCTTGCAAACTCTAATATTAATACTTTCAAAATCCCTAATCAATTTTCTCAAAATCAAGGAGGAGGAAATAATTTTATGGGGACAGAAGCTGGATGGTCTGGAGGTGTTGAGGGAGAAACTGAAGGAGAATGGAACCCTGGGACTGTCCAAGACCCTATTTCTTTAGCAGACCCTGATGTTTCTGATGATGGTATTGATAATGATGGAGATGGTGTTGTTGACGAAGAAGACGAAGTAGGCTCAGAAATTTTTACTCAGTATGCTCAATGGTGGCAAGACGGAGATTATAAGCAAGGAGTAATGCCTCTTATTTCAGCTAGTCAAGCTATGAATCCACTTCTTTATTCGCTTATGCAAGCTCCTGGCTCTAACTACAATCATACGGGAATAGTATCTTTAAGTGATGTGAGCACTGAAAGCGTAAATAATATGAATAATAAAGAGTCACAGTTAATAAATAATTATGCCAACAATGAATTACTTACAAGCGATTATGCACCTGGCTCCAATACCCCGTATGGAAGTATAGTTGAAAATAGCCCTTTTGGCGATGGCAGCAATCCTACAACTATGACAGAATTGAATCAATGGCAAAATAATGAATTTGACCAAATAATGGCGACTGGCAGTGGAAGCGATGACTCTGACTTTTTTAATCAAGCAACAAAATTATTAGCATTTCAAGGCACGGGGCCTGGGGATGGGAGTGCTCAAGATGTAATTAACGTAGAATCTGGAAAAGCACTTGAAAGGGCAGAAGAATCTATGCTCGGAATGCCAAATGAGCAACAAGTTGATTTTTATCAAAATATTTTAACATCACCTCCACTTGAAGGGTTTCAAACATCTTTAGGAAATATAGAGTCTTCTTTTGGAGTGACTCTTCCTGATTGGTCAACCGAATATCCTTTTTTTGGCAGCCTTGATGAAGTTCCTCCTATGATGATGTATAATATTCAAGATATGGTTGAACAAGGCTCAGGGATTCAAGATATTTTAGGTATGATAAATACTTACATGCAAGAACCTCCTAATTTAGAGGAAGATGAATTTATTGAAGATTATATTGGAGGGAATATTGATTCTGGAAATCTTGCTAGCGGAAAAAGGTTTGCTAAAAAATTATATTTTCCAGGCCAAGATGATTCAGGTTTTACAGCTGTTGGCGAAGGGTTAAGTGAAGAAATATTAGAAAAAATGAAAAATATGTAGGAGATATTATGCCAAGATTTGGAAAAAGCTCAAAAAGAAGATTAGCAACATGTCATGAAGACTTGCAAGAAATATTCAATGAAGTAATTAAATACTTTGATTGTTCAGTATTATGCGGGCATCGTGGCGAAGAAGCTCAAAACAAAGCAGTTGAATCAGGACATTCAAAGGTTGCATGGCCAAATGGTCGCCATAACCACAATCCATCAATCGCAGTTGATGTAGCTCCATACCCCATCAATTGGGAAGATAGAGAGAGAATGACTTACTTTGCTGGAATGGTAATGGGAATTGCCAAAGCAAAAGGTATTGGTCTTAGATGGGGCGGAGATTGGAATCAAAACACAGATTTAGAAGATAATGGTTTTGATGACTTGCCTCATTTTGAATTAACTAATATATAATGGCAAACTTAAACCTTAATGGCAATGTCTCCAAGAATGAAGAGACGCTACAACTTGCACATTCAAATTTAATTACATTTGGCAAACTATTCTCACCACAAGACTTTTTAGCAAGTGCAACACCCGATTTTCATATTGATGTAGGAAAACTACTAATTGACAAATCAAAGCAACAATTAGCACTTGTTTTGCCTCGTGACCACGCAAAATCAACTTTGGCAGCTACAGCTGTATTGCATAGGTTTTTATTTGCAACTAAAGATAGACCAGAGTTTATTGCATGGATTGGTGAGGCTCAAGACCAGGCACGAGATAATTTAAATTGGATTGCTAATCACATATATTCTAACCCTGCTATTCATTATTATTTTGGTGACCTTCAGGGAGATAAGTGGACTAAGGATGAATTTACCTTAAGTAACGGTTGTAGAATGATTGGAAAAGGAACATCTCAAAGACTTCGTGGTAAAAAGCAATTATCTACTCGTTATACAGGAATTATACTTGATGACTTTGAATCAGAGTTAAACACTAAAACACCTGACTCTAGAAGACAAATTAAAGAATGGGTTACAGCAGCAGTTTATCCAGCGATTGATTTTGATAAAGATGGGTTCTTATGGTGTAATGGTACAATAGTACATTATGATAGCTTTCTTAATGGCTTAGTTAAGGGTCATCAAGAAGCTGAAAAGACAGGAGAGGAATATGCTTGGGATGTATTTACACGAAAAGCATTAGAAGATGGAAAACCTATATGGCCTTCAAGATGGCCAATTAAAAAATTAGAAGAACGCAAGCAATTTTATATTGATTCAGGAACTCCAGCAAAATTCTATCAAGAGTATATGAATCAAGCTAAGTCTCCTGAAGACCAA